TTCGCTTCGAGTTTCGCGCGATCGATTACGTTCGAAACATACGGGTCCATGTACTGTTGCGCCTGACTTGCGCCGAATGTCTGTCCCGCCTGCTGTAGATAGGGCTGGGCCTGTGCAAGGCCACTGGAACCGGGCGCAGCCGCCTGCTCAGTGAGCCCGAGTGCCTGAGCGAGCGGCCCCATATAGGAGCCAGCTGCCTGGCGCGTAACGTTGAACGCGTTCTGCGTGTCGGGCGTGAACCCGGCGACGCGCGGACCCCCATATTGCTGGTAAGGTTCCGCCGCGATTGCATTCGCGCGAGCGATGAGTCCCTGTGTGTAATCGCTCATGAACTGCGGGATTTCCGCAGTAGTAGAGCCGTACGTGGTTGTACTCGGGGGCGGCTTCCCCTCGAAGAGGAAATCAGCAATGCCCATCAGCGCGATCCTTTGAAATATTCCATCGGGGCCTTCGCGTTCGGCGAAATTTTTCCTTTTGAGAGCGCAGAGCCCTTGTGCCGCCGAAGGTTCTTGCGAAATTCATCCAGACGACGCGCTCCGGCCTGAGAACTGCCGTCGCCGAGCAAAGCAACATCCTCGGCGGTAAGTACGTACTCACCATCGCTCAGCTTCGCGTCGATCGAATCAGAACGCCCCGTTCCCGGGCCCCTGACAAATCTGAGCGCCCCGCCGCGCGCAGCGCCGGGCACATCACCCATCCACGGATGTTTGTCGTCTGGAACCGTGGTCGCGTTTCCCGGATTCGAAGGGTTGAATGCCGGAATCTCGTTGGCGTTATAGAACGACTGTTCCGGACCTTCTCCGTATGTGTACCAATTAAAATTCTGCGCAGTCTGATCGCGTCCGAATGGAAGAATCTGCAGTCCGGGACTCGTTGGCGCTGGTGGCGGATTGCCTGACTCATCAGCGCCACCCGCACTGGAGAGCCCACCGAGCAGGGCCGCGCCCTTCGCAATCGTCCCCCAGTTCTCAGGGTTCTTCGCGTAATCGATTGCCTTGTCGCCAAGATTCGCCAGAGCGCCCGAACCTTTCGTCGCGGCGTTGGCGCCGGTTTGCGCCAGTTTCCCGATGAGATTTGAATCTGCTGCCGCATTCGCGGCAGCCTGTCCGGCTTGCGTGAGTGCAGCCTGCTGACTCTGTGTGACTACAGGCGCGATGAAGTCGGCAGTGTCTCCGGTGTATTTTGCCGTCGTGATAGCGGGGGAGAGCGTGTTCGCGTTTGCAGTCGCTTGCAGGCCCTGAGATAAATTGCCGAGACCTGTGCTCGCGAGGTTTCCCAGCGCGTTGCCGCCGTAGAAGCCCGCCACCGCGCCCGCTACTTTATGAAGTGTCCGGGCTGTGCCGGTGTCAATGCCTTTAGCTTCAGCATCACGAAAGCGTTGTTCAGTAGCGCCGCCAAGCTGATTGACCACTGGATCGTAATTGGTCCCGAACATCTTGTTCGTGATCTTCGTGCCGAGCGGATCGACTGCGCCGGTCAGCAATCGCTGTGGATTCTTCGCAATGTCCTTGACGATGTTCTTGACGTTGAAGGTCTCGAATTTCAGTGCCTTCTTCAGCTTGCTGAAGAGGCCGTATTCCGGAAGGCCCGTATGGGGGTTTGTGGATGGTTCGCCCCACACATGTTTCAGGAACTCATATTCTTTCGGATTGATGTGAAGCAGGATGTCATCGCCACCGCGTCCAGCTGAGCGCACGCCATGCGCCGCACGTGCGAGCCCACCACTGTTGAAACGCTGCGGCTCTTGTTTCTCGTAAAGACGGATAACAAGCGGCTCTTCGCCGTCCGCGAGATTCGGACTGCGCAGGATCGTCGAGGACATTGGTTACCTACGTCGGCAATGCGACGGTCTGATTGAAGCGTTCAGCCCACGGGAGCCAGTCGGCAAATTCCAGTGGGTTTGGCGGATTGAATGCAGCAATGCGCGGCGACTGAACCACGACGAGCGCCCACATCTGCCACCTGCTCGGATCATCGAGGCGAGGAGGCTGACTGAAGCCGGTCAGGTTCTGCGTCATGAAGTCAGTCCACTGCGTTACGGTGAGGCCGCGTGGATCAATGATCATTGCGTGTAGCGGCCACCATCGACGTCGACAAACGCGAGGGGCTGCCCCATCTGGAAGTTGCCGCCTGGTGTATTCGTCGCAAACGTGAACTGCATCAGTCGGCGAACTTCCTTCGTGTTCACAACCTGCGTAGACGCACCACTCGACGCATCAGGGAATGTGAATAATTCGCCTGGCTGAAGCGGCGCGCGCGCGTTGGCGCGCCCGGTTACCGTGACGGTCATGTCACCGGACTGAACGAAGTCAGGCTCGATGCGTGCGCAGCGCATCGTCTTGTCGGCAGCCTGCTGTGCCGTGAGCATTGAGATTTCCGCCGTCGTGAAGTGAGCAGGGATCGGCTCGATCGATGCCCCCAAGATAGAGTCAGTTCCGGTCTCGTGCTGCCAGAGCGTGTACCCGGTATCGGTCAGCTCGACATCCACCATGAACGGCTTCGTGTATACCTTCGCGTACAGTCCGGCGCTTCGGCCACTCCCCGGGCGCCTCGTGTCGTACCACGTGCCTTCACGCACGTTCAGTACCACTGCATGCGTGCATTCCGTTGCGTTCCCGCGTGGATAGCACCACCAGATTTCACCCCACCGGGGGAATTTGACTGCAAATACCTTCTGACGCCACGTGTAATTCAGATTATCGAAGAACCAATTCTGGTTCATCGTGTTCGGAACTTCGCGCACGACGCCGTTGAAGAGCAAAAATCTATCGACGCCGGCCCAGTAATACACGCCGTCGTACTCGATCACTCCCTGTGAGGAGAGAATCGAAGTCTCACTTGAAATGGTGTCGAAGCTGAATGGAAGAGGGCCCGTAAGACCCTGCTGAAAAGTCATGCGCACAAGAGAATCGAGCGACCATAAGAGACCCGAGGGGCCGCTGCCACCGCCGCGAAGCGGAAGCCCTTTCACGATCTTCTGGCCGGTGACGAATGCTGTGGCGGCGGTTCCTGACCCGAAGCTATTCACGTCCGATACGTCAATGCGACCGCCGTTGCCGTACGTGACGCAGTAAGGCGCGAGCACGACCACGCCACCACTTTGGGGGTCCATCGTCGTATCAACTAGCGCTCCAGCCCCGGTGATCGCGCCTGTCCAGATATCGGTTTCCACATCGCTGCTGATGTCCGCGAGATTTGGAGCGGCGTGTGCGACCAGCACGGTGGCAGTCGTGCTCACTGAATTATTGAACACGTCGAACTGCCAGAGGTTATTCGGGTCGGCGACGAGCCCCGCAGGCGTGCGATCGGTGATACCGACGAATGCGCCGTTGCTCGACACCTGCACCTGCTGCAGCATCGATTGACTGCCGACAGCAACGTACTGCGTGTTGTTCTGCGAGAACGAGTTGATGCCGTAGACCTTCTCCAGAAGAGAAGAGACGATCCCTCGATACCCGCCCATCTTGCGAGGCAGCCCACGATTGAAGCGCGTCCACTGCGCATCAACGTAGTTATCCCCCTCGAATTGGGTGCCATCGCGCTTGACGCCTGGCTCCGAGCGGATCGGAACCGGAACTGCTGTCTGCATTCAGGTGATGCGTCTAAATTCGAGCCAGCTTCCGATCAGCATCGTCGTGAAGTTTGCACTGGATGCCTGCTGAGACCATTCGATCGCGACAGTGCCTGCGGTGGCATTCACGACGCCGGTCAACCGAACCCAGTCTCCCAACGAGACCGTGGTGACATCGTCGAACTGGATCACTGAAGACGACGTCGAATCAGGATTCGTTCTGGTGTCCGGCGTGCCGTTCACAACACCGGCATATGTCCATGAATTGGGGCTGCCGAAGCCGCCGCTGTTGCTCAGAACGAATTGAAGTCCCTGAGTGCCTGTGACGGCATTATTGAAGTTCAACCACGCATCAATGATGTACACGCCCGTCACGACCGTGAACGTCAAGTGCGGGTCAGCAGTCAGAGTGATGGTGTTGTTGCGCGAAGTGGAAGCGGTCTTGTATGCGCGATAGTCTGGGCCATTCGCGGGCTGCAGGCGGTTGGTGACATCTGCTGCGAGGTCAACCGCAGACCACGTAGCATTCCCATGCCACAGAGTGTTGGCACCGGCGCCGGTGCCGGAGTTCAGGTTGGCGACGGGAAGATTGCCTGTGACGCCATTCGCAAGATTCACTTGCGCCCATGCGGGATTGTTCGAGCTACCTGTATTCGACAGATAGCGAGTCGCGTTTGTGTCCTTCGCGAGCAGGCTATACGTATTCGCGGCGGAGCCGTAGAGCAAATCGCCTTGCGATGCGGAGGTGAGGCCCGTGCCGCCTTGCGTGACACTAACCGGCGTCGTGACGGCAACACTCTCTGCAGGCACGACGTCCGTGCCGTTACAGTAGAGAATCTGTCGCTTGCCCTGATCAACTGTGACGCCAGTGCCGGCGAGCGTCTTGACGGTAAGCGTGAAAGCGCCCGTCGTCGCATTCGTCACCCAATACTGCTGCACAGTGGCGGGAACGATGATGTTCCGATTGCCAGTCAGCAATCCGGTGAAGTTGTACGCGATCCGGTTTAATTCGGCGCCGCTCAGCGTGTAGTCACCAGTGCCGGCGACGTTGATCGAGATGTAGTCGAATACCGAATTGACTTCCTGTCCGAGCCCCAATGTGAAGTAGTTCGTGCCATCACTGACGATGAACGCGCTCTCACTGATGGCGAGCACCAGGCTTCCCGCCTGATCGATGGTGCCACTCGTTGGCGTAATGGTGACTGAGCCGCTGCCCTGATTCGAAACCGGCACGTACCATCCTGTCGTGACCGTCGCAGGATCTGGAAGCGTGTAGGCGCCACTGCCGCCGGTCCACACCTGTGGATTCGCGCGATCGGCTTCGACGATCACATAGTTCGTCGAGTGCGTGACCGGCGGCATGTTGACGTTCAGCGTCGTGCTGATGGCCTTGAGGCCGGCGCCCGCGAGGGCCGCCGCATTGGCCGTTGACGAGCCCGCCCCTTGCTGAAAGATGTCCCACGTGCCATTGGCGGTGGAATTGTCAGTGAGGTACGCCGTCCAAACGAGTCCGGACGCAACCGTCAGGATCGTGTTGCCGCCCTGATCCTTGATCGTGACGGTGCTCGCCTCGCGGTTCGCGAACGTTGCGGTGTAGCCCTCGGAAACCTGGCGCGCGTCACTGAATGAGACGGACAACCCTGTAGTCGTCGGATGCAGGTTGATGATCTTCGCCGCGATGTCATTGCCACCTACGGCCTGCTCGATGGGCCACTGCAGCGTGATATTCGAAGAGAACGTCAGCGACAGGAATGTAGGTTCTGCAGGATAGATTGTGCCGCCGCCGAAAATCTCAGTGTAGACGGTCATGGATTCTTCCGCGTCGACGAACGGTCAACGATCTTCTGCAAGTCCTGCGTGTTGATGTTCTGCATCTGCTGGCCGTACATCGCTTGCCACGTCGGAATACGCTCATCGTTCTTCAGGAACGGCGTCGTTTCGAGAAGCGTGCGATAGAGCAGTGCGTTCGGTGCGTAGTCCGTAAGCCAGTTCGTCTGATTCGTGTCATCGAGCAGCGGAGGCTGCTGGTAGTAGATGACTTCCATCGGATAGTTGGCATCCGGTGTTGGCACTACGAGCCAGTGCTGATAATCGTAGTCCGCGTAGAACTCTGGCTGTGCCCGCACGGTTGAGTCGGGCCAGTAGTAGCGGCAATACTCATACGAGCGCGGGAAGAGCGACGT